AAGTATTAAAAAACTTATATTGGATTAACTATAATCTCTTTCTAATATCATTTCTAAATAATGGATAGCTTTTTCTATATCTTTACGTTTACCTTTTTTCTTGTGTCTGCATATATACTTAATGGCATTACCTTCGGCATATGGTAAATTATTTTCATTAATAAAATAAGCAGGTTCAACTTTCATATCTTTATAGTGATTCCCATCAACCTGTTTATTAAGTGTATTATAAGTCATATCTTTAAATATATCCTTGTGAGTCATTAAAAATTTAATCTAAATTGACCAGACGTTTTAACAGAACGTGCTGGTTTTTTTTGTATTACATTAATTTGTTTATCTTTAAGTTGATACATATCTAGTTTCATAGCTTTAGCAAACTTCATAGAAGCATATTCATAATCAATATCTGCATAATGACATATCAATTTAAAATCATGAGAGCTAGAAGTAAGCCAATGTATAGCTTCTCTTTTAGCAATAATCTCATATTTATTTAAACCATCATACATAGCATCTTCTATTGCTTGTGTTATGATAGCCCTAAAGAGCTTTCTTTCAGGACTTTTCATCCTTTTTAATTACTTCGTAAAAAGTTTTTATAGGATGTAATTGACATTCTTCCCAATTAAAAGTCTTTGGATCTAGTCCTTTTAATATCTGTAAAGCTTTTTCATCTGAGTCAGCTTCAATATATATTTCAGATACTGCAGGAACATAGACCCAATTTTTAAACTTATAAATCATATATTATTTTTACGTCTACTTGCTTCTAACGTTCTAAAGAGATCAATGATAAGTCCTTCTTTATCTCTTTTGTTCTCAAGCGTACTTGCTTTAACCTCTGCATTAAATAATTCCTGAATAGCTTCTTTATAAGTATCGCTTCCATAGTATGCTTGTTCCTTGGCAGAAATGCTTTTATCAATAGTATTGCCAGTGATATGGAGAGCTTTCTTCCTTTTAAGAAGCCTATCCAAATATTTAACTTCAGCATTAGCTTTAGCATTTTCCTCGTCTGTGTCTGCAAGATACTTCAACGATTCTTCTAATCGTTTCTCTGTAATCATTATTATTCTCCTTATACATTTTATACAATTTATTTACTAACTTTTCGTTGTTGTATGTGTTTATTCCCATAAACTCTAACTCTATTTTGAACATTGTGTAATCCATATTTCTGAATTTGTAATCCACAATCTGCACAATAATATTGTTTATAAATAATTATAATAGCAGGTTTATTACAAATTTTGCACTGGGTAACCATATCAATCCAAAGTATTTATTCTATAATTACCCAGCATTTCCTAACTAAGAGAGAAAAGGAAATCGTTAAAATGGTGCTTCATCTAAATCATCAACAGAGTCCATCTTAGAATTTAAGATGTCTCTTACTATTAGATCTAGATTTTTATGTATTTCTGGAGTTACTTCTTTACCAGAACTTAACCAAGCTGACATAAGATTACTCATAGTCAATCTGTATTTTTCTTTCCATTGACCACTTATATCTTTAACTGCTTTGACTCCAGTATTACTAACCATGTTATTACCTGGAACAGCTACTTCACCATCAAGCAACTCTATTGAGTTAGCAGTTTGATATTGTTTACCTGTCTTACTTGTTCTTACTGGCAATGCTGCTACTTTAAGTCTAGCACCTTTTTGCCAACGTGATGCACCTAATGCTTCACCATAGATGGTCATATCTGTACCATCATCTTTAGTAACGTATACCGTTACGCCACCATTATCTTTTTCAAAAGCTCTTTTAAACGAGCATTCAAAGGTTTCAGTTTCCATTTTCTGTCTCCTATTTAATTGTTGTATTATTTTTCCAAATCGTTGCATAGTTTTTTATAATCTATTTCAACACCTTTGTCCAAATTTCTTTTGCAAAATCCACAGCTGTAGGCGTACCTTTCCATCTGAAGTTTTCGCATACCAAAGGAGTTATGCGAACAACATCTTCCTTAGTCTTACATAATTCCAATATAGCTTCTATGTGTTTCATAGCATCTATCAATACTTTAAGCTCATCTCGTTCAGTCATATCTACACAATATTGATCTTTTGGAGAACAATACATAAGCATAGTTTCTTTACCAAATAGCTCTCTGTATAAACATTGTTGACGTACATCTGCTGCTTTTGGATACCATTTAGCATCTACATTACCTGCTTTTAGTCGTCTTATGTATGCTGTAGCTTTAGTATCTACAATTACATCTTTAAACTCAAAGTCAGTTTTACCAACAATATCGTACTTTAATCCATACTTTTTACCTGGTACTTGAAGTTCATTTTGAAATGATACTACATCACCAAATTCACTAAGATTTTCTACAAATTTATTAGATATAATTGCAGACCATTCATATTCTGGATTAGCATGTTCTGTTGGTAATAGATCTGTAACTTCTTCTTTGCTATGTTCTAAGTATTTAGTTTTAGCATAGTTTGTGATAGTATCTTGATCAGTGATTTGATTTTCTAGTGCATGATTAGCAGCATCTTCTGCAGCTAAACCCATGACCATTCTTGCATTGGGATCAGATTCAAAATCAAACAACTCATTGATAACCCAGAAAGCTGGACTATCAATAAAGGTATTAGTTTTGGACGCTGAATGACGATATTTAATATTCATAATTTTCTCCTTATGGTTAATGATATACAAAAATATATTAGTGTTACTTATAACATACCTATTGATATGCTCAAAGGTAAAGTTTCTATAAAGAATAGTGATCATTATAAAATTTATAATTTATCAATAATTCTTTGTTGGCTATTGCACCCTACACGAAGGTATGGGAGCAAGAGCACTATCGCTAGACTCCATTCTTGTAATAAGAATAGAGTATTTCGTCTTTTCCAATTATATAACAAAAATACTAAATTTAAGACTTTTGTTGATTCTGCAATAGAAACTTATAATATACATGAATGCGTAGACAGATTGAAAAACCAGAACTAATCTCTACAATTAGAGATAAAAAGAAAGTTTGGCTTAACATAAGAGAGTCTAGGCTTATGTATATGTTTCATCGTAAACTTATATCTGTTGAAGAATATGAAGCAGGATCTAGATATAGACTAATGTGTGAGCTTATGGGTGGTGGATCAGGTAGTACTCTAAAAGAACGTGTTGATGGAGCTAACCCAGATTTTATTACATCATCATTAGGTGCAGCTCTTGGAGTCAAAGATGCTGATGAACAAATTGGTCCACTATTTGCAGAATCTATGAAATTATTCTGCTGGGCTAATTTTGGTATAATTGAGATAGCTCATCATTTAGGTTTGACAGAACGTAAAGCATCTAATAGAGTTCACGAAGGACTAGCAAGATTAAGTATTTATTATGGCTACACCAAAGTGCACAATACAATCAGAGGACAAGGTACAAAGAATAAAGGATAAAGAATACCTTAAATGGGTAGCTTCTAACCCTTGTATACTTTGCCAAGACACTAGATGTCAGGCTCATCATATTACTTTTGCTATGCCTAGAGGTATATCCCAAAAAGTTGGTGATCAATATACTGTACCTTTATGCTATAAACATCATCATCAATTACATACAAATGGCATGAGTGAACGTGATTTTTGGTCTAAATTAGATATAGATGCTGTTGATATATGTGGTAAATTTTATGATCATTATCACAATATGTGGAAAAATAAGAACTTTTTTTATGATGACTCTATGTTATGGCGTACAGTTTATGATGAACTTGTACCTAAAATACAAAACAACATTGATTTTTTACTGCAACCCAAATAACTATTATAAGTATCCTCGCCAGAGGTACGTTAATTATGAGCAAAATATTAAAATTTCCAAAAGCTAAAAAACAATATTCTGACAAGTTTTTACGTAAAGTAAAAGCAGATGTTATTGGTGATTTTATTAAAGAGCAAAATCCTCATTTATCTATTAAGGCTGCAGATGCTATGGCTTTAGCAATAATCTATAGTACATATCTTCAACTTGTTTTTGAAGAAGAAGGTAGTGATATAATTCCTTTGGAAGAATTTGAACAATACATATGGGCAGCTCATGACAAGAAAACGTTACACTAAAAAGAAAAAATCTATTAAAGACATTAACACTAATGATATACCTTACCAAAAGGTAAGAGTTGAATGGGTTGATTGTGTATCTGATAGTGCTTGGGCATCAGAAAAAGAATTTCATAAAATGAAAATGGCAACTCCAGTAAATGAAGGTTGGATATTTTCTAAAGACAAACACTCTATTAAATTGTTTGCTGCATATGACAAAGACGAAGATGGTATTACATTTGGTGATAGAACAATGATACCTAAATCTTGGATAGTTAAAATTACAGAAATTTAAAATAGCTTATTTTCTCATATTATATCCTGGAACAAAACTTAGCCTGACGACCTCCTCCACGATACAATCTTAGTCAGGTACTATTTTAAACCACCCACCAAGTCTCCCTGATGGGTGTATCTAAGGTCGAGGTTATGCAGCCATATTTAACTGAGATCTCTCGCCCTGTTTATGTACCTTAGAATTTTTAAATACCTTTTTTCATATACTCTTGTATTACAGCTTCAGCACCTTGATCTTCTTTAGGGTAATACAATGTTTCTAATCTTCCTTTAGAAACTTTTAACTCAGCTTTAACATGATCTTTTGCATGTTCTAATACTTTAACAAGCTCTGGATAGTTTCCATAAAAGATACCATAAATAGATAAATCATTAATCGCTGACGTTACTCGATTTAGACCTCTTATCCTTTTTTCTATCCGAAGTATCTCGCTGTCTGGTGTAATCATCTTCCATCTCCTTTATCTTACGCTTAAGTTTATCTATTTCTAATTGTTTACTTGCAACCATTGCACGTAAAGCATTTTCATTTGACATATTGTCTCCTCCATCCTGGATATTTAGTATTTAATTGCATTAATAATCTTGCAAAAGCTGTAACACCATTTTTATCATTTAAAAATATACCAGCTTTAACACAATATTTAAATAATTTTTCTAAATCATTATTACTCATTTTTTAGCTCCATCTAAATAGTTATCTATTGAATCAGCTCTCGTCTGATATTCTTTTATCCAATCTTGTAATATCAAAGAGTGTTTATCATCTAAGAAACCACAAGCAATAGCTCCACCAAGAACTTCTACAGCTTCTAAACAATCGCTTTTATCGTTCTCTAGTTTTTCCCATTCTTGTTTTTTTTTCTCATATGCTTTTGCTCTATTACTATCTATTACAGATTTTATATCATCATTTATTTCAACCATTATTACCTTTTCGTAAGTTATTTAATTGTTCTTCTTCTTTATAGTAATCTACTTGTTTTTCCAATTCAAGTATTCTCTTACTTTTATCAGCTATACGTTCTTTAAGCTCTTTTATAACTTGATTAAGTTTAATTGCTTCTTGATCCGTCATTTTTTATCCTCTTAATTATAGCTACATGACCTGCAATAAAGTCTCCTGGTATACATGTTCTACCAGTTTTTTCTTGCCAAGCATACCAAGCTTGAGTAGCTTTATTATTTTTAACTACAACTGGTTTTAGTTTACTTTCTTCATCCATATACATATCGAATGATCTGTTAGATATATTTTTATCATATCCTTTAGATATTTCAATCATATCACATGCTAGATGTTTATACATATCTTCAAACGTTGGTTTGTAATTTAATATATAAGAATCAGTATTAGTTTCTGGGCCTGAATCAGTCCAAATAGCTTTCCATATTATAAGTTTATACATATTATTTTTTCTCTACTATTATATAATCTACAAATTTAGATTTACCCTTAAATATTACATTTAAAGCTTCTTGAACTTTTTCAGCTTCTTCTATTGTATTATATCTAAAAGGTTCTTGACCTAATTCTTCACATTCTAATACTTCTTGACTAAATAATTCAGAAGGAGATTTTAGTGTAAAAGTTTCAAATGTATTTCTTTCTAATATATAATATTTAAACATTTATACCTCATCAATTGTTATTATATAATTAATACCATTTGTTCTAAATGATATGTCAGCAGAAGCAGGCTCTGATACACTTATACCAGCACCTTGTATATCTGCTTCTAATTTATCTTCTAAAAAATCACGTATTGCATTACGTAATTCAAACATTTCTTTTAGTCTATCCATATTACTCCTAGTTTAAATATTTTTTAACTTGTTGTATTACTAACTCACAATATCTAAGCATCTCTACAAAGTAATTTCTGCGTTTACCTTCTCGTTCTTGTTCAACTTGTTTTATTGCTTTGGTAGTAATTTTATCTATTTGGTCTAATTGATCATCTAATTTCATATTGTATATACCTCATCTTCTTCTTTGTTGTATTTAATTTCAGCAACTTCTTTTGTGTCACCCATTTGTGAATAGTCTTTCACATAAGTACACACACATGTATCTGCTGCACCATCTTCAGTTTTAAGATCTTGAGAGTGTTGATCTAACCAAATCTCAAATGCTTCATCTTGATCTTTAGCAATTACTTGCCATTTACTTACATACGTAGTTTCATTTTCAATTTCATAAACTTTTTTACCAACATCTTTGTTGGTCAAACATAATTTACTATCAATCATCATTACCTTTCTTAGGCATAATGCCCAGTTACATTTGTACCGGGCATTTGCCATATCGTTTACTTCTTATTCTCAAGTGCAATTGAGGGATTAAACATGTTTTCAGGTAAATCTAATTTTATCTTTTGACTACCCATTTCTCTACTAATAGATTGAACTGCTAAGTCTAAAGGTAAACCAGAGTTAAGAACATGCTTTGCTTTCTTTTTAGATATATCAAGCAACTGTAATGCTTTGCCTTTTGGCCCAGCGTAATATGCTCTTTCTGTTTCTTCTCTGCATAATTTCTTTAGTAAATTATCATGATCTCTTGGATCTTTTAACAAACTACGTTCAATGTTTACTTTCCATTTACGTTCTTTGTTAAACTTTTCTAAAGTATCATACATATTATCAACAGCTCTTTCTAGATCACTAGACTTTTGTTCTTCTATAGCTTTTTTGTTTTTCATAAAATCATTATAATCAACATACTTAGTTTGTATGTCTTTCATAATTTTATCTAACTTTAGCTTTGATTTAAAAGCACCATAGTTTTCTTCTGATAGATCATCAATCTCATCAATCATTTCTGTTTTAAGAGATGACTTTCTATCATCATACGTTTCATCAATAGTATAGTTCCAATGATCATACTCAACGTTTCTTATTGGTCTCATTATTGTTTTATCTCTAGGCATTAACAACCTCCTCTGTTTTTGTTGCTGAACTAATATCTTCTAGTACTTCAGCTTTATCTCTTGCAGATCTAGCTTTGTCTAACGCAGCATTAGTTGCAATGATAACAGTAGCAATACAAGAAGTTTGATTGTAGTTAGGTAATGTCTTAAACCTTGGATCTTTTTGCATAAGCTCTACTGTTTGAAAGTATTGTTCTGCAAACCATTTAGTCATAGGCATTACTTGTTTTTCAACTCTGTCTTTAATTGGCAGCTTTGTCATTTTCTTCCTCCTTTTGTTTTACTTTGATTTCAATTGGTAACTCAACTTGTTCAGGCATATAACTATCAATAGCTTTGTATGCACCTATAACAAATCTTACTGGGTAAGTGATTGTTTGAAACAAAAAATTACCTACTTTTTCTATACGCTTCATACTCCTCCTTTTTTTTAGTTAATCGCATATACTTTTCTTTAGCTTGATAATATTCATCATCAAACTCTTTAGTTCCAGGGATTGGATCTACGTCATGCGTGAGCCAATTCCAACTCTTACGTACTGCTATACCAGCAACACTAAAGGCCAAAAAACGAGCCAAACTAATAAGTCCATTCATTATATCCTTTCTTCCATTATTGATTTATATCTTGGATTAGACTCATGTAAGTAATTCTGTATACCTACATCTTCTATCTTATCCCAAGCTCTATTGATTTGATCAATCCTCAATGGATAAGGACTATCTGGATTAGATAATTGATCTACGTTATTAATCCATTCATTCAATATTTCATGAGGATTATCTACAGTAAATAAACTAATATCCCATTTCTTTTGTTTACATATATCAACTAAATGATCGCCTGGTAATCTATTGATACAACGTTCATATTTCTGTATTTGTTGAAATGAAACATGAATACATTGAGCT